CTGGGCTATCGGATGCGCTCGCGCCTTCGCGCGGGCAAAGAAGCTAAACGGGCAGGGCGTAGTAGCTCCGCGTGGCCGACGCAATGATTGGATAGCTCAGGCTGGCGTTGACGCATTGGAGTTCGTCATCAATGGCAAGTACGACGAGTCAGCCCATGTTGCCGCTGGACGGCTTGCTGTCTGGACACCGAAATACCGCAAGGTACGCGGCTCGATCACGGCGATGATGCTTGACGGATTCGCCAACTATCAATCCGAACTTCACTACCAATACATGCGCGTTATGCGCGAAAACCGGAGAATCGCATGAATAACCAGATGAACGCTGCTGGCGCCGTGCCACGGCAAGCGCCTTATGACGAGGCCCGCGACCAGTTGGCTAATGAGCAGGCGAGGTCAGATAGCCTTGTGACAGATCTGTATAGCCGGCTTAACCGGGCGCTTGACCCAATTGGCCTTGCGGTGGCACCGCATGTGATCCTGTGCCAGAGCGCGCCGAGATTTGCCACAGTATGTACTCGGCTTTGTCAGTACAGCGAAGGCTTAATGAACAGCTTCAAGACATTCTTATCCGTCTCGTTCTCTGACTGCGACAATCGCCAAATCCCATGATGCAATGGGCTATGGCGGCCAACCGCCACTCATTTTGCCGCCCAGCCTCTACCGAAATCTCCCGAAGCCTCGCAAGGCCGGCAAGCTTGAACAGGGCGGCGATTCACATGCCCGCTCGGGACAATCATACGGCGCAGCATCACACCAGCGCCGGATTATCCCGAGCGGTAACAGTTTGGGGATGCATCAAATCCGATCACGTTTAGCTGACGTGGTGAGGTCGGGAGGCCCGTTACGCGCCGCAACCTCGAAACCCGGATGCAGCAGGGCTAGGCCGGCCCGTTCCCCCAATCAATCTGACCGTCCATGTGGCGGCACAGTAACAGAGGCGCTATGCGCTTCCAGTGGGGATCGTCGTGAGACGCCCAATGCCTGCCGGTGGGGCAAGACCCCGGCCCGAATTTTGGAGGTTACATGCATTACCGCAACGGCCGCGAGGCCAAGAACGGCGACAAGATAGTCAGGTTGGAAGGCGGCAAGGTTGTGGCTTTTGGCGTGCTTCATGGCGCCGTTCCCGGAAACGATTTCTGCAACGGCAGCATCGCTGTCGTGCAGTCGGCGAATGAGTACGCGTGCATGTGCGATTGCTTGCACATCGATGATGTGGCCGAGATGCTGGCAGATAAGGGCCTCAACAAACGCCCCGCATAACCCCAACACGCCGGATTAGCTCAGACGGTAGAGCAGTCCCTTTGTACGGCACAGGTCGTGGGTTCGACTCCTGCATCCGGCTCCAATTACGGAAGGTTCCGCTAGGTTGGCTGGCAATCCGGTTTGAACCCGGAGGGACTGGAAACGGTAGGGGTTCGACTCCTCAGCCTTCCGCCACTTCAACGAGGCAGCCATGACCGACGAACCCGAGGGCAGCGCAGAGCCTGAAATCGAGTTCGTGGTTGACGGCGACTCGCGCTCCGAAGTCTACGAATGGGATTCGCCCAGCGGCAAAGGCGGCACATATATCTTCCCGTCCGGCGTCGAGGCATGGGCCGAAACTAACGGCGTGGAGTTGGTGCATATCGACAAGACCACGGGCGTTATCACGGTCCAGCACGAGCTAGGCGCGCCATTTCGGCAGATAGACAAGTCGCTGAACACGGGCGCGGTTAAGCCGATCAAATGAACATCTCACCCATTGGCCTCGACCTCATTAAGCGTTTTGAAGGGTTGAAGCTTGCGGCGTACCCCGATCCAGGCACGGGTGCCGAACCCTACACCATCGGTTACGGCCATACGGGCGGCGTGAAGCCATTGGACACATGCACGCTTGCTCAGGCTCAGGCTTGGTTGCAAAGCGATGTGCGGGGCATTGTCCGCGCCCTAGCTGACATGATTTCAGTTCCTGTAACGCAGGGGCAGTTCGATGCCTGCGTGTCACTCGCCTACAACATTGGCGTTTCGGCGTTTCGCGGATCGACCCTGCTGCGCCAGTTGAACGTGAGCAAGTATCAAGCGGCGGCGGACGAGTTTCCGCGCTGGAATAAGTCCGGCGGAAAGGTTCTGCCGGGATTGGTGGATAGACGGGCAGCAGAATGCGCCTTGTTTTTGGGAGAGGCGTGATGATTGACTGGACTGCGGTAGGTGGTGGCGCCGGCATGCTGCTGACCGGCATTCTCGGCTGGTTCACGGGCAAGGGGCGGCGTGACGTATCGACAGCGCAGGACAACGCGCAGATATCGGATTACCGCGCCGATCAAGCCACTACCGATGCCGCAGCCGCACAAGTCACTGCGCTGATTGGTCGCGTGACAGCCCTTGAATCCAGTCATGCCGATCTGTGGCAGCGATTGCAGGACGAGGTGACGAAGCGCATGAAGCTCCAATTCCGCGTGCTGCAGCTCGAAGGCGTGTTGCAGGCACACAGCATCGAAGTCCCGCCCGAACAGCCATGAGCCTGCACGACCGTCTCTACTTGCTGGCGTGCGAGGTCTACATGTTCGCTTGCGTGTCACGGATCATCTAACCCATGCGCATCCTCGCCGCCCTGCTATGTGTAGGGCTGGCAGGATGTATCCATGTGGATACGGCGCGTGAAACCGCAGTCCGCCTCCAATTCTCCAACGGGTCGTGTAGTGGCACGATTGTCGGGCCTCATGCCGTCCTGAGCGCGACGCATTGTTTCAGCTTCGGCGAGACGTTGCGGCTATGGCAACAGCCAGTGCGCATCCTGCAACAGATTGATGACGGTAACGACCACACCATCATCATCGTGGATCGGAACTTTCCGGTATGGGTGGTCGTCGGCCACATGCCCAAAGTGGGCAGTCCCATACACATCTTGGGTAACCCGGGCGACCTGACCGAACTGTACCGGCATGGCTATGTTGCTGGCGTCGAGGGCGTAGGCGGCAAGCTGTGCGACCTGTACGACCTTCGCGGGTGGTTCGGGGACTCCGGAGCAGGGATCTTCGATGATAACGGCCACCTGATTGGCGTCATCAGCCTCATTTACACGTTAGACGATGGACGCGGGCAGCTCACGATGATGGGCGGCTTCCCGCTGGCATTCACAGCCGAACAGTGGGGCGAGGCATTACGGGGTTCTCCGCGTAACTTTGCAATCGGCGCTCAAAACTATCAGGTCAGCGCGAAATGAGCTTCCTTCTGCGCTGGTGGAAGCCTATAGCCGTGATCCTTATGGCTGCCGGCCTCTACTTCGGCGGCATGTACCAAGGCCACCACGGCGAGGTACAGCGCCAAGCCGTCAAGCACTCCAAGCAAGTCGTTAGGGATCAAAAGGCCGTAACCAAGCGTGCCGAGGTTCGCAGTCATGTTGAGCAGGACACATAGAAGTTACCCGACGCGCCTATTCAGCGCATTGGGGATGCTGATCCTGTTACCGCTGCTGGCAAGTTGCGCGCTTGGGCAAGAGACAAAGCCAAGTAATGGGTGTGAGTGGGTTAAGCCGATCTATCCGAGTGTGAACGACCAGCTCACGGATGGCACGGCTAAACAGATCCTCGATCACGACGAAACCGGCAAGACCATATGCGGGTGGAAACAGCCATGACCCTATTGCACATCATCGCCGCGCTGATCTTCATTTCCGGCCTAGTCTCGCTCGGTGCGCTGATCTGGCTGCGCGAGAGTGACGAGCTGATTCAACCGACTGTGCCGAAAGACCGTGAACGGTAAGGGATCGGCCCCACGCCCATTCAGCGTGGATCAGGCGACATTCGCCAGCAACTGGGACGCAATCTTTTCGGGGAGTGGCGTAATGGGCAGCGCGGCGGACTCTAACTCCGCAGGTTCCGGCTCGGCTCCGGACTCCCCCGCCATCTATATCGACGCCGACACTGGCGAATAGGTCACTGAAGACTGGTGGCCCGGCGATTCGCATGACTGACGATGAGCTGACTGATCAAGCGGCTGCCAATCTGATCCGCTGCTACGTGAAGCAGAGTATCATGGCGATGCTGGTCCGGACGCGCGGGACAGAGGTAAGCATCGTCTGCCCGAACGGTGACAAGACATTCATGGCCGCATTGCTTCGAGCTGCGGCTAAATCGCTGGATGAGCCGGCGAGTAAGAGAATCAACTGAAGGGTGACGCGAGAGCAGCCCGAGGAATGAGATATGGGAAGGCCAACCGACTATCGGGAGGAATACTGCGATACCGTCATTGAGCTTGGCAGGCAGGGCAAGAGCCATTGCTAGATTGCTGCCGAACTTGATGTGGCACGGCAGACTCTGCACAACTGGGCTAGTGAACATCCTGAATTTTTGGACGCAATCACGCGAGCAAGGGACTTGGCTCAAGCGTGGTTCGAGAACATGGGCCAGTCTGGCCTTGTCATGCCGGGTTTCAACGCCTCGCTGTGGGCCAAGCAGGTGAGCTGCCGATTCCGCGACGACTACACGGACAAGCAACAGACGGAACACTCTGGAACGTTGACCGGCTTGACGGTGACCTTTGTCGCGCCCGAGTAAAGCCATCGAGTTCCCGGCCAAGCTCCAATGCCTATTTGGTCCGCAACGCTATACCGTGCTTCACGGTGGCCGAGGTGGCGCCAAGTCATGGGGCGTGGCCCGGTCCTACCTGATCCGAGGCGCGCAGTCTAAGCGTCGTTTCCTGTGCACTCGCGAAGTGCAGAAGTCAATCCGCGATTCGGTGCACAAGTTGCTAAGTGACTAGATCCAGGCGCTTGAACTTGGTGCGTTCTACGAGGTGCAGTAGAACATCATCAAAGGGGCCAACGGGACCGAGTTCCTATTCTCCGGCCTGAGCGATCAGACCGCGGAGTCGATTAAGTCGTTTGAAGGCGTCGATGATGTGTGGATCGAAGAGGCCCAGGCTGTCAGCAAGCGCTCATGGGACATTCTTATCCCGACGATCCGCAAGGCCGGGTCTCGCATCACGGTCACGCTGAACCCCGAGTTGGACACGGACGAAACCTATGTCCGGTTCATCGAGAACCCGCCACCGGATTCCGTGGTGGTGAAGATCAACTATGCGGACAATCCGTGGTTCCCCGAAGTATTGGAGGCTGAGCGGCTGCATGCGCTCGCCACGATGCCTCGCGTGGACTACGACAACATCTGGGAGGGCCTGTGCAAGCCCGCCGTAACTGGCGCGATCTATGCCGATGAGATTGCCAAGGCGCAGGAAGAGGGCCGTATTGGCCTGTTTCCGTATGACCCGGCACTCAAGGTTCACGTCATCTTCGACTTGGGCTGGAACGACAAGATGGCGATTGGCTTGTGCCAGCGCCACATCTCGTCCCTGCGCCTGATCGAGTACATCGAGGTTGATCACAAAACGCTGGACTGGTGTTCTGCCGAGCTGAAGCAGAAGAACCTCAATTGGGGCCGTCTCTGGCTGCCTCATGATGGCGCACACGGCGACTACAAGACCGGCAGGAGCGCCGAGCAGATCATGCGTGAGCTAGGCTGGGATGTGGGCATTGTGCCGATCCAGCCGGTCGAGACGGGCATCAAGGCGGCCCGCATGGCGTTCGGTCAGCTCTACATCAACAAGACTAAGTGTGAGCGCCTGATCCAGTGCCTGAAGCGCTATAAGCGCGGCGTTCCCGTCTCCACTGGCGAGCCGGGCGCTCCGGTCCACGACGAGTGGAGCCACGGTGCCGATATGTTCCGATACATGGCCTCAACGGCGCCAAAGATGGTTAACGAAGATATGCGTCCGATTTCCTATCACAGGCTTACCCGCTAATGGCATACACGTCCAACAAGGCGTCGATCAAGCACGAGAAGATGACGGACGATGTTATCGAGCTTGCCTGCCGCAACGCGCTGGACAACAGCATGGGTGGGCCGGGCACTGAG